CCTCACCCTTGTAGTAGAACCGTTTAGCGAACTCCAATGTAGAGTTCGTGGAGATAATTGACTTGTGAAAGCCAATACCCACACCAAACTCTGACATCAGATGTACGTACTGAGCGGCGACATCGCGATCACAGATCACGATATCGTCTCCCAGCACCGCGTACCACGTGAACCAAGATCTGTGTCCCACCCGCCAGGCGGCGAATTGGACAATAGCATGATGGGTCCATGCGAGCATCCCCCAAGATGAGTAAGCACCCATTGGTTGGCCTACACTGTATCGAACAAAGGTTGAACCTTTGCCATACGTGGTACCGAACTCTTTTGGAGTCCGGTAGTCACGCTCGACCAGTAAAGCCGCCCAGGTGTGTGCAAACGAATCAAGGGTGAATGCCCCAAGGACATGTATCTGGAGGGCAATCGGTAACCGATCCGTCGCCGCACTAAGGTCGTAAGACCAAAAGTGCGTCCGCCCTGCCTTCGAGGCACGTTCAAGCAATTCCTTTACAGGTTTTGCCTGATTAAACGTACCATCCTGAGGTATTAAGCCCAGGACTTTATCGAAGATAAAGCGGTGCAACGGGTACAGTAACCACTGCGTCCAGATATCCACCATTGCGACTATTCGCTTCTTTCCGGGTTCCTCTACCACAGAAAGCTTACCAACATCGAATTGCTCTATGCCGCCACACCACTCAGAATCCAGAGTAAACTGGGGAGTTTCTCCAGATTTGAGCAGTGCAGCGTGTCGAAGCTTCGTCCAGTGTTTCGACGTCTTTACGACATCGTCAAACCAGGGAAGCCAAGACAGCTCAGAAGCACCGATGAAGGCCCGCATGTGAGTCATGATCCGGAAGATGTGCGGACGCGAATGAATCGCGAGCATATCTGTCCAGGCATTTCCCACAGCGAGTACCTTGCTGTAGTAAGAGTTAGGGCCGGACGTGAACATCCACTTCCAAACGGGAGTGAACGCCACTAACCGAATCGCACCTCTCAGACCTTTTGGGTCACCCCAAAAGACTGAGTCCTCACGATCACGAACTCCCTTATAAGGTTTAATACCAAAGGAACCCGACCACCTAACGAAAGTAAACATAAACTCTCGAAAGGAAGTCAGGAGCCCAGGGTCTATTTCCTTACCAGGGTCAGTGACCGTAGATAGTGACAATTTTCCTCTATAGTCTACCACCCGATAAAGGGTGAGTATACCTAGGTAGAAT